ATCCCCATATACCCTCTAAGTGAGGGCTTAATAATAATTTACTTTAGCATTAGATTGCTATCCAATAAGTCTTCTTCTAACTCTCTGTGCATCTTCAACGCAATCATCTTTAAACCCTCAATCAAATGCTCTTCACCAGCAACAACCTTTATCTCCCAGTTGATACCTTTAGAGTTCTTGATAAGCTTAACAGCTGACTTAGATGCACCACTCTCAAACATATCTGTTTCTTTTGTGATATCCATCTACATCTTAACAGTTTCTACGGTTTGAGTGTTTATTGGTGCTTGTTCACCAGCCAATATCTCTGGCGCTATGCTATCCTTAAGAGTTCCAAACACATTAACCTTAATTAAGTTAATCTTGAATTGCTTACCAATCCAAACACTAGTGTCTTTACCCCAAGCCTTTACAAACAACTCTAAAGCTGTTCTGTTTGGTGTGTAGCTCTTAGCTTTATCGCCTAGTTCAATTTTAAAGTTAATAACTTTCTTAACCTTTCCCTCTGGGCTTGTTAGTTCTGCTCCTACACCCGCATCTCTAAACGTAACTATTTCGCCACCTTTAACATCTTCCGCCTTTAGGTAGTCTCCGCTTAATTCTAATATCATTTTGTTATACCTCCATTGTCATCAATTAAATATGTCATCCTTCAATCCTCTTTTTTAGTTCTCTAATTGCTGTGGTATTACTACCCATCCTTATATGTACAGGTGTTATTTCATCAATCAACGCTAAGACATCTTTTAATGCTGTTACGTATCCAGCTTCTAATTCTGATAATACTGCTTTATCCAAATATTCTTTAATTGTTTTCATTTTTAACTTTGCTCCCACAACTAGCACAAATAAGAATTCCTAGTTTGCTTTTAGTTATCCATTTGTGTTTGCATTTTTTGCATTTAATTTCTTTTGTTTTCATAGTATTAACAACAACAACAACTATATAAACATATCGGTGATAGACTATAACCTTTAACACCGACGCTGTAACTCTCTCATTTTTTATGGAACACTAGCCCATGCGTAATATATGACATAGGGGGGGCGAGTAAAAACTTCCCAAAGGAAAGAACGTTTTTAATCGTGGGGGTGGGATTATTTTTAGTTTTATAAATTTATGCGTGTGAACAATCAAACCAATCTGTTCCATCACAAACCATAGTTACTCCACCCTTGTCAATTTCTTCATCAGTTCCCTGATGCATAATTAAATCTTGATACGCGCTTCCTTCTTCATTCTCTAATATTAAATGGTTAGTTGAATCGATTAATACAATATGTAAAATTTGTCCAGCTACTCCACCAGCAAAACCTCCAATGGTTACGGTGTTACTTGAAGCGTCAATCAGTAAAGAATTAATCCCTGAAACATCCACATTATCTGTTGGTCCTGTTGTTGAAAAAGTTGATTGTCCTGTTGATATTCTTCCAGTAGTTTCTAAATTTCCAGTTCCTAAATTCCAATTTCCAGCAACAGAATAAACTTGCCATGGAGTTGTCCCTAATGTTTGTTCTTCTAAATATAAACCTACTGGACTACCGGTTACTGAACCAGCTCCTAAATTTGAAGTTGCTTTTATTACCATAGTTTGAGGACTTGCTAAATTCCCTGTATTTCTGTTGTTAATTTGAAAACTCATACCTTTTGCTTTTGCTAAATCTCCACTTCCATAATGATTTAAAACACCTGAATATCCATAAACGTTATTAGTCATATTTCCTGAATATGTAGCACTTGTTGAAAAATCTGAAAATAAAGCATAATGAGTGACAGCAGTATTAGAAGCACTACCTGCTCCATAAACTATTTGTGAATTTGTAGCTATTTGTGATGAACCAGTTACTGCAGTATTATGTTGAATAGATACTCTACGATTAGAATTAACAGCTCTTCCAAAACCAGCATTACCTTGAGTCCATAAATCGCTAACTAATCTAACCTTATCATTAAATTGAAATGTGTCTGCACTTTCATCCCATTTCATTAAACCAGTATGTGAGGTTCCAACAAACCATAAGAAAATATCTGTATTAGCAGTTGTAGTAAAATAATGACCATCTGCTTGTAAATACATATCATCTGTAGCAGTAACTGCGTTAGCAATTATATTCATTTTGCTTCCATCAAATTCTATATAAGCATCATCACTTAAACCAAAATAATGTCTTGAAGTATCTGATGGTTGTTTAATATCTCCATTATTAAACACAACATCTCCGTAAGAAGTTATTGCGTTAGTGCTATCTGTTAAACTAACACTGTTAGTTCCATCATAAAAATACCCTTCTCCTCCATCAATCTTCACAAATGTTGGAGAAGCAGTTGTTTGAACATCTTGATGTGGATGGTCTGAGCCTATTTCATCATCAACATATTTTTTGTTAACTAAATCATAATCATTGATTGGCACATCTCTCTTAATCCCTTTAGTGTGGTCACCAGAATTATTTGGTAGAATCATCCCACTCGCAATATTTGCATGAGTTTCAATCTTACGCTCAGCTTGTTTAGCATTTCTAATAATACTATCAGCACTTGGTGGTCTTGCCATTACATTAACTCCTTATCTCTTTCCAGAATAACAGTCTTAATCCCATTCAATCCCTCGGGTAGAAGGTTCATTTGTCTGCCAGTTTGTTTCTGTGTTCTTGCAGTTAAACCTTCCTCATTAGGCCAATTAGTTTTTAGCTCTTTCTCGCTTATAGTATTTGCCATAGAATTACTTACCAATAGGACTTAATATATTTTACGCTGCTTTAATAACTGCTGCGTGTATGCTTCCTTGTGTTGCTGCTATTGAGAAATTATCAGCAACTACTGGGCCCATTACTCTTAGTTTAGAAGTTAATTGTGCAAATTCTGGGTCAAGATATGCGTTACCTACAAGAGTTCCATCATCAGCTCCAAGTCCTGCATCTGTAACATCTCCATCCATGTTAATATCTAATTGTAAATAAGTTCCATCATCACTTAAAACATTTCCTTGATATGCAGAGTATACTTCATCTGCAGTTAAAGCTTTATTCCAATATTTTACTTCTCCTATTGCTCCCCCATAATCTTGAGTGTGAGTTGCATTGCTTTCTAATACTCCTATAGCAAATTTATCTGTTAAAGTTAATTCATCGTACCACATTGTTAAATCAGTAGCTGTTATATCTGTCATTACTCTTTTTTTTCCATTAACATATAATATTGGTCTGCCTTCTTGAACAACTGCAACATGTGTCCATATTCCTGGTTTTATAGATGCAGTCGTTTCTTTAATAATAAATTGGTCTGCGCCTCCATGTTTTAATCTTATATATATTTGTCCGGTTGAAACATAAAATCTTAAATATTCGTCAGTAGAACTATTATCTCCTGCACTTAGAATTGTTTGTGATGTAGTTATTTCATCGAGTATTATCCAAGCCGAGTAAGTTCCAGTAACATCATTAGCGGCAACTCTTGCAACTGCATGAGCATTAGCTAAAACATAATCATCAACACCATCAAGAACAACTGCGGGTTTGTGTTCAAACCTATCTGCTACAACAGTTTTAATATCTCCAGCTGCCATTATGCCACCGTTCCCGCTGGATTGATAATTCCTTTAGCAATTAGGTCTCTAATTAAAGTTCCTACAACATCAGCCAAAGCTGTAGCGCCTGCCTCTGCATTACAATCTAAAGTATAGTCTTCTGTAAAATTAGTAACTGCAAACTTAGTCTGACTTAAGTTCTTTAAATTATCTACTGACATCTTTAACTTTCTCCTTAGAATCAGTTTTGGGCGATTGATTTTCTTTTGTAATTGGAGTTTTATTATCTTTTTCGTTAAGTTGCGCGAGTTCTGGATTTCTTAATAACAAAGCTTCAGCATTAGCTTTAGCTCTTGCTCTTAAATTAACAGTTGAAGTCATACCTTTATCTAAATGTGATAACGCTGTGTAATTAGTTTCTAAATCTCTAAAATGTTTGTATGCAGTTTCTCTATTTTGTTTTGTCATTTTATCCTATTGTATCAGAAATAACATGGACTGCGTTTGGGTCGTGTAGAATAAGCTCTCCTTCTTCTTTAACTCTAATCTTTGCGCCGATTAGAGGTTCTACTATCTTAGCAGATGTTAGAGGAGTAAAACTTCTCCATGTAGCGGCCCTATTTGGCACCCATTGGTAAACCCAATCAGTTGTAAATATTTCATCTACTATAACGCTGTTTCCTAATATTTCCATAACTACACCACTTCTTAATTTCTCAGTTGAGAAACTAGGGATACTTGAACCTTTAGTATTTATTAAATAACTGATTAAGAACTTATGCTCTATTGAGTTCATAGCGATTATTGCTTTACCAGCATCATAACCTTGCTGTCTTATTTTCATTTGCCCGTTAAGAATATCTAGGATTGGATTTGCATTTGCGACTATATCCCATCCATCAGTAGAAGCTGTTGTTTGAACAGTTGTAGTTCCTGTTAGTGGTTGTGTTGGAGTAGCGGCTAAACAATTAAATAAGATTTCAAACATTCTCAATCCTACTTTTCTTTGAACAGAACGAACTAAGTCTCTGATAGTTGTAGTCAATAAGTCTACATCATTATCTTTCAAATCAGAGTTAGACAACATTGGAGATTCAACAAAGAACTCTTTAACGTAAGATGTATTTCTAGTCCAACTTTGCTCTGCAACAAAAGGTCTTCCGCCAGAAGTGTTTGAGATTAAAGAACCAGCTGTGTCGTCAGTTGTAGCTGTGTCGATAAATCCAGAAGTCTTTTGAAACCATCTCATTTCCCTTGCTTTAGTTGGAGTTGAACTTACAAAACTCTTAATCACATTAGGTTCTAAATCTGCAAAACCCTTTGCTAACTTGTCGATGTCAATTCCTCTAATATCTGCTTCACCAGCTGTGTCTGCCATTTAAGAAACTGAACCTCCAATTTGTAATCTAAACATAAAAGTCTGCCCATCTCCAGAAGGC